TCCAGCATTGCTGTTAATGCTGTTCAGGACGCATCCATTGTTGGAGTCTCTGGTACGAAGATTACCGGAACCGCCACTATTCCTAACGCTGCAATTAACGGGTCTTCCATTACTAAAGCTGGAGTCCTTGTCGCTGGTACGAATATAACTATAACACCAGGCTCTGGGATAACCACGATATCCGCTAGCGGTGGAGGGAGCGGTTCATCAATTTATCCGGCAAGTTCGACAGCTTTTTTCCCTTCTGGTTTGCACGTTTCCACGATTAGCATCACAGATTCACAGGGGGGGGCAAACAAGGCACGCGTTTTCTACAACGATTTCGGGGCTGGTGGAAGTGAAATTCATTTAAACATGGACACCGGTTCAGGAAGTCCCGCCGAACAACTTGTAATTGGATCAACAAATACAAGCAATAAGAATATTGTTTTTAACGGAGTTAATACCGGAATCGCTGGATTTAACGATGGGAATGAGACTTTGACTTGGAATAAGAATCTGCGTGTTGACCAAGCATTAAGTGTTGGGAGTATTACTGTTATCAATGATGCCAGGACATTTTTTGATGATGGTGAGTATTCTGCGGTAATCAATTCCGCTGGATTCAAAAAAGCTCTAAGGTTAAATACCAGTTCTATATTAACACAGTTTTCCATGCAGCGAGACAATGTAGACGTTTTCCAAATAGAAGCAGATAATTCCTCGGAAAGGACCAGGATCTATCATTCCGTGGGAGGATCACTTAGCCAATTCATAACCCTTGATGGGTCTTCACCCAGGAATTCCGTTGTAATCGGACCCGTATCTTCTTCTCTAAGCAAAAGAATTGAGCTTGCAAATTCTTCAATTCAAGGTGCTGCATTTGGATCTTCCGACGCAAGAGATGGATTGGTATTAAATCCTTTGAATAATGGGTCCAACTTCCCAAATGTGGTTATCGGCGATATATCGGGGTCTGGGAGTTCCTCAACAAATTTTGGCCTTAGATTTTATGGAGCAACCAACCATGGAACATTGACATGGAATAACTTGGGAAAAAGGTTTGATCTTGACAGCCCTATTATATTCCAGAGCAGCACAACATTTCAAAGCGGTATCAGAACATCAACATTGACAATAGCAAGCCTGCCATCACAAGGCTGCATCGGAACAGATGCGTCAGGTAATGTTCAAGCAGGAAGTTGCAGCGGTGGAGGTGGGGCGACCATTTGGAGCAAGCTGGACGGATCCGCCCTCGACAACGTTGTCTCCACAATCAACGTAACCGCTCCGCTTACTGCATCCAGCTCACCTTCTGGCCAAATTAACATTGGTGTTCTCTCTTCTTCGGTTACATTACAAGGTAACACTTTTAACACGGGATCTAATCTAGTTCAGTTGAGCGGCGGATTAATTCCCAATTCGCTTATCAGCGGATCTAGCGTTACCAAGCAGGGTGTAATTACTGCCGGTAGTGGCATTTCCGTAACAAATGGTTCAGGTATCGTAACTATTGCAGCAACTGGATCTGGTATCACAGGCACCACCACAACCATCTCAATGACCATCGACGGGCAAGGTAGTGCAATTGTCGCAGGAAGCACGAGATCAATAACAGTCCCATTCCAGTGCGTTATTTCAAGTTGGTCAGTTGTTGCAGATGCGTCAGGCAGCCTGGCGGTTCATCTCGCCTCGTCCACGTTCAACAATTATCCAACCATCACAAATATCACCGGAGCTGGTAACGGCCCGTCTCTTTCCAGCCAATCTAAACGTGGTGCTGCTGTTTCTGGTTGGACGCAAACCACAATTGATGCTGGTTCCGTTTTAGCATTCGTAGTCGACTCTGCTTCGACAGTTAAGTGGGCGACAATAGTCTTATGGGTAATTAGGTAGGAGGGAAGTATGGCAGAAGCAACAAATGAGCAAATGCAGGCTTATGCAGATACGCGTGTACGCGTTCGAGCCGAAGCAATTCGGGCGTTACGGGCGGCATGTTCAGATGATCGTGGAGCGATCGAAGATGTCTATGCACGAGCAGTTGGATCAGATCGCTGGTCAGATAATCGACGTGATGGACCGCCACGGTTATTGCAATCCGGTGCTAGCGCTAGCCCTGACGATATGCTCGTTTACAACACCTTCTTGGCTCTTTTCGAGAAGTTTATGACTGGTACTTTTCAGAATGTAGACGAAGCAAATAACGCTGCGGCACAATGGGCTGTTTTGCAACGTGCTTGTGTGAGACCTGCTGTTATTCAGTAATGAAAAAGGTTCTTCTTTTCATTCTAGTCCTATTTGGATTATCAGCGAAAGCTGTCGCTACCACGTACTATGTAGATGGTGCCTCTGGTAGCGATGGCAATGCTGGTACGTCTACTGGGGCTGCATGGAAAACGTTGACAAAAGCATCAACTTCGACAACGGCTGGAGATACGATTTACGTAAAAGCATCAGCAACCTACAACGAGATTCTTATATTTCGATCTACTGGAACAGCTTCTTCTCCCGTACGATGGGAAGGGTATACGACCACTCCGGGAGATAGGGGGCGAGTCACTATTGAAGGTGGAAACACTCGTGCTTCGTGCGTCCAAATAAATAATTGCAACTATAACATGCTGCTGAATTTTGTTTTACAGGGTGCGACCACCCAAGCAATTAATTACGCTGCCCAAGCAACTAATATCTATTTGTTTAATTGTCGTTTGCTTAAGGGGTCTGCAACAGGCAGCCCCGCATCTTTTTCGTCATCCGGATTTGGGGATTTCAATCCAACTATTGTTGGATGCCAAATTTCCAGCTTTACCGGCCCAGGAACAGGTACAGGCGCCAAAGTAAATCCGGATCGGGTTGAGTTCAGCATTATTAATAACAATACAGGGGACGGTCTTAGCATAGGAGGATATCGGTCTCTCGGGCCAGTTCGTAATAACTGGATTTATGGCAATGGTGGCGATGGGATCGATATTAGCGCGTTCACCGCCATAGAAGATTTTGCGCATAACACGATTCACGGAAATTCAGGGGACGGGCTTCGTTTTGATGGTGGATCACATGGCTATGTTGGGATATCCAATAACCTCATAACTTCAAACGGTGGTTATGGAATTAATGTCCTGAATGCCATAAGTGGAACTACATTTCTGACGGTTGACAAAAATTTTTTCCACTCCAACACCAGTGGAGAGATCAACAATACCGGTCGTGTCACCCAGATATTTCCAAATGTAACTTTAACAGGAAGTCCTTATACAAGTGCGGCTGCGTATGATTTCTCCCTAAATAGTACGGCTGGGGCTGGGGCGGAAGTTGTCGACGCGATGCCTTATAACGCATGGCCATCGGGGACGGCTACCAACAGCATCGATGGCGGAGCACATACGAACGGATCGAGTGCGGCAAGTGCCGCCACTGTCATGACAATTTCCGTAGGTGGTTTTTAATGTTTTTGGTGACAAAGTAATAATTCGCATAAAAAATGGAGGATCAAATGGCAGACACATCGACGTCCGTAGTGGTAGTTAACAATCATGACATTGCAGGCTTAAACTCTCGCATGAATCGCTTTATTGAAGAACTCATTAAAAGCGTTTCGAGCGGTACTTCTCAATTGAATCAGTTCGATCAACAGCGTTTGATCACTTATCTTGATGCTATCGACACATATCATGGATGGGTTATTGCGCAACCGAACCTAGATTTGCCTGAGACTCATCCACGCGCAATTACGTTGACTCAAGTTGCTCCGGCGATCACTGTCGAAAATGATTCGATCAATGACCTTGTTCGCTTGTTGACTATTGCTCGTGACGAAATTGTGAACAGCCAATCGGCTCGTGATGCTGCTGGCCTCAACAAATTCGACAGCGCTCGCTTGCGTAGCATTGTCGCGAAATGCCGTAAATTCTTATCTGACTACATTGTTCCGACGAATCCTTTGGACTTGCCGGAATCTTCGCCAGCTGTTGCTCAGTCTGGTGCTGGTCGTACAGGTATCTAATTAACCAGGTGGGGTTGGGTTTCAAGCCTGACCCCACCTTCAGATTTTGAAGTAAAAGTTTCGGGTAGCCCCGATTTAGAGGCCAAAAGCCTCGCTTAAATATAGGACGGTTTTTAGGAGCCGGTTACTGCAATCAAATGCGGTGACCGGCTTTTTTGTTGTTCAAGGAGAATTTATGGCACGCGAGATAAGAGGCGTAGCACCATCGGGAACATTGTACGCACGAATCATCAACGCTTCAGGGCTTTGGTGGAATGGTTCGTCGTTTGAGGCTTATTCTTCTGGAAACTATTCTACCTATGTAGTCGCAATGACGGAGCAAGGGAATTCCAGTGTTTACGTTGCCGATTTCCCTACAACCATAACTTCTGGCGGAACTTACGAGATTTTCATCCATCGCACTACCACAAGCGCAGCGGAAGGCGATCAGGTAGTTAACACCGCCAAAATAGACTGGACAGGAAGCGCGTCTACATCGGCTTCGACGGGTTCGATGACGGGGTCCGATTGGCGAGATTATGTTCTTCGATGCGGGTTTAAACGAACGGATAAAGATACCGAACTTTACGAAGCGACCACGGACGCCGTTCAAGAGATGCGACGCCGGTTCATGTTTGACGAGGCCGAGAATGAGACTACTACGACTGACACTATTACGACTCTTGGTGATTTTAAACTCACTGTTGAATCTGATTTTGGGCTTTTACTTAACGTTGTGCTTGAAGACGACGACACGGGTACGGTGCTCCGACAAGTAACCAAAGCGCAATACGACCAAATGTATCCGAGCGTTAACGTTGAGAGCGACAAAGGGTACCCGGAAGCCTACTGCGTTTACGCGGGCCAAATCTACCTTGGACCTATTCCAGATCAAACCTCATACGTTTACCGTGTTGGCTACTCGCGCCGAGCTGGAACGATAACAAGTTCAACGACGGGAGTTCCGTTTACGAACCTTTACCGTGACGCGCTATGCGAAAACGTTCTTTCTCGCTTGTACCACGGTCTAGAGGATTACGACAAATCGGACCGTCACAAAGCAAAGTTTGAGGAATATTTCGCGCAAGCGAAAAGCCGTGAACGTCACAACTCTGGCGAAGGTTTCTTTAACGTTCGCCCGTTCGGGTGCTAAATGGTTGCGCTTAAAACGCAAGTAATACAGCCGATCCGTGGTATCGATGTTTCAAGGCCCGGCGAATTCATTGATGTTCGTGCTACGTCCAATTGCTCGAACATTGAAATAACTCGCGGGGTTCTTCGGAAGCGTCTCGGTACTGATAATTTAGGAACCGGATTCTCTGAACGTGTAATGGGACTCTCTGAGCTAGAGTCTGGCATTACCAGTGCGTTAATTCGTGTAGGCACAACCAAGATTGAGCTTTACAATAAGAGCACCGATACGTGGTCGTCTATTGCGCACGCGGCACTTGCTGGGACAGAAGAAGACGAAGTCAATTTTGCGTTCCCGCTTATTTCAGCCATTCGGAATATGGTGTTCACGAATGGCGTTGATTCGATTTACAAGACCAGCGGAACTACAACCGCTTTGCTTGGCGGGACGCCGCCTAAATGCAAATTCCTGCTCGACTTCGCGGGCTACTTAATTCTTGCTTACGTTATCGACGGTGGGGATTATTTTAGCCGTGTTCAATGGTCGGACAGCGGAGATCCAGAAACATGGACAGGTGGTAACTCGGGAAGCCAAGAACTTTTAGAAGACAGTTTGCCGATTACCGGGATCAGCGTATTTGGTGATTATGTCGCAGTTCATAAAGAGAGCGCCATTTGGTTGGGTCAATTGGTTACCAGCCAAGATACGTTTCGATTCACTCGGAGAGAGTGCGGAGCGGGAACTATTGCAAATAAATCAATCCAGAACCTACCGACGGGCGAACAGATCTTTCTAGCTCGTGACGGTATCCGAATTTTCAACGGAGTCACATCTGAATTGATTGATAGCCCAATCATCGACGAATTGCGTGACTCAATGAACCCGCAATACGTTTACCGTGCAACCTCGACACTCGTTAAGGACTTGGATGAGTATTGGGTTGGTATCCCGATTGGTAGCGCTGAGAACCCGTCAACCGTTTACAAATACAACTATCGAACGGGTCAGGTTTACAAAGACGACCGGCCAGGGCTTACTCAGCTTGCATTGAGCAAACGTATCACCGATGAAACATGGGATTCCGACGCAGCAGCATGGGATTCGGATACGACTCGATGGGATTCGGTTAACTCTCTTTCGTTGCACAAGCAAGTTGTATTCGGAGATGAAGACGGCGTTGTGACAATGCGAACTTCAGCAGCAGAAGATAACGGAGTCGCAATTGACGGTATTTGGGATTCCAAAGATTTCACGATTCTTGACATTGACCCTAGTCGTCCAATCGGGACACTGATTCGGTTTGATCGGATGGAAGTGTGGGCGAAAGGTAGTGGAGTAACCGTTTATTATTCGACCGATTCCGGTTCTACGTGGAACACTATAAGCACGCTTTCGCTTGATTCCGATTATCCGACGGACGACGCGCCAGATTATCTCTACTTCGATAAAGTTTCTTCGAAGATCCGGTTTCGGTTCCGAAATAGCACACTAGGCGAAACGTTCACCATGAAACAGTTCTGGATTTCAGCGAAACCGCGTGAGGTTCGGAAATGATTTACAAGCGCGGGTTGCTTCGAAGCGTTCTAACGACTTTGCGCGAAGAGTTACGAAAGTTTGACGTTGATTTGGTTCGCTCGTTAACTGAGCAAGACGACAACCTCGGAGCAATGCTTGATCGTGGGCTAACTTTCGGTGACAATTTCGATGCAGTATTCGTATCATTTACGACGCACGCAACACCTGGCAACGAAACAACAGTTGCCCATGATTTAGGAAGAGTTCCCACGGGTTACATCCCGGTTACAAAAGATAAAGCAGCCGACGTTTACAGCACAACCGCTTCGGATAAAAACAATCTGTACTTGAAAAGCGATGTGGCGTCGGCGGCAATTAAATTACTTGTCTTTTAGGAGCCGACGATGAAACGTGGATTATTTTTCTTTTTACTTTTTGCGGGTTACTCTTCCGCGCAAGCTGGTGTTTGGGACACAACTACGCCGCTTGGATCGGAAGCAAAGTCACTTGGTGACGACCGAATCCGCGAAATGAAAACGGCGATCCAAGAATCTCTGCAATATGTAAACCCAAACGCTTTTCCCGGTTCGAGCCCTTCGACCGCACCACAATTTATCCCGATGATATCGACGGGAACTACCGCTTTAAGGCCGACAGGGAACGCGGCACCAGCGGGAAGACCTTACATCAACATAAGTTCAGGGACGCTTGAAATCTCGCAAGGTAGCAACGTTTGGCAAGCATACGACCTGGTTGGATCTTCGAGTATCGCGGCGGCAGATTTAAATGTTGACGTTGCCGGTGCCGGTCTTGAAGGCGCTGGCGGTGTTCCGCTTCGCGTTAACGTTGATTCGAACACGTTCACGATTACCAATGACACGGTGACGATCATAGCCGACTCTATTGGGACGGCCCAACTCGCAAACGCTGTTTCGTTTCCGACGAGCGTTAACTCAGCTACCTACACTTGGAACAGTTTCGGAATTCTTCCAATTCTCCAAATCCAGCAGGGAACAATTGCTACATCGTCAAACACAAACCAGGCATCATTCATTAACTCTTTGTTGACGGTAACGATTACGCCGAAATCATCTTCCAGCAAAATAATGGTGATTGCCAACGGGCCCGCAGAAACCGGGGCTGGCTCTACTGGATACATGACGCTCTTTCGCGGCACCACTAACCTTGGGAACTCGAACGGATTACACACTATGTCGGCCAGCACTAACCACAACGTAACGTTGATGTATTACGACTCACCCGCAACTACCTCTGCGACAACGTACACAGCAGCGATGAGGACAGACGGAGGTGGAAGTATCTTCTTCCCTGTTTCAGCGGGTACTCCGACTGCCGTTATTTGGGCAATCGAGGTCGCACAATGACCATTTTAAATATCCCACGGCTCACGGACGCCGAAGAGAGCAAAAATCGTTTTCGCGGGGTGATTTATGGGATTTAACATTAAGAAATCATTGAAGAGTGGAACCTTGGGATCTATTGTAGCTGGACCCGCAGGGTTTGGTGTCGGTACGGCTCTTGGAGCAAAAGGGTGGGATCCATTAAGCCCGAAACGTTCTACGCAAGATCAAGTTCCGCTTGAAACACCGGAGCAATCAGCGGCCCGAAGAAAACTTTACGATTACATGAACAGCGGCGTATTCGGAGATTTCAAAGCAGGCGCAGAAATCCCGGTTCAATACGGCGACTATTCAATGACGCCCTATGAGCAACAGGGACAAACGCAGCTGGGAGATCTTCTTTCGAGTGGGATTCCGGATCAATATCGTTTAGGCGATGCGGCGGTTAAAGACTTGCTTGATACTTCGCCCGCTGGACTTGAAGCGATGTTTAACCCGTTCAAAGACATCGTTACACGTAACACACGTGAAGCGTCGGACGCTGTTAAGCGCAACGCCGCTTTCTCTGGCAACCTTTATTCAACAAACACGATTCGTGGCCTTGGCGATGTAGAAGCACGCGGGAACGAGACCATGGCCGCTGAATTGGCACGTTTAACGGAAGGCGCGTTGAACCGAAAATTGAACGCGGTCCCGTTGGCGTACAAATCAGCAGCGGATCAGGAAAACCTGAGGATGGGCCGAATTGGAGCATCGCAAGAGTTCGGATCTTTGGCGCGCAACTTGAACAACGCAAAGGTAGCGGAACGCAACGCTGAGCTTTTGCGCCGACGCCAAGAATTGCAGCTTCCGATCCAGGCCGCAGGAACCGTGCTCGGATCGACCCCAAATTACGGCGTTCCTTCTGTTACTACAAGCGAACCTTCGACGTTGATGCAGTTGCTCCAAATCGGGTTGCCAGCAGCGGGCCAATATTTTGGAGCTAAGGCCGGGGGGAGGATCTAATCATGGCTTCGGTACAAGAGCTAATTTTAGCGGCAAACGCGAAACGGGATGAAAGCCCGTTGATTGGCCTGGTTAAATCGTTAGCCGGTGGCATTGACTCATACCAGGCGGCAAAGAGTACAGCAATTCAAGACTTGGTGCGGCAAAAGGCTGCACAGAAAGCGCAGCAGGAAATTGAGTTTCAAAACCGATTGAAGCAGCGAAAAATAGAACAAGACGCCGCCGATAAAAACGCTTTCAATTCTATCGCTCCACGACCAGCATCACCGATACCAGCCGGACGATTTCAAGAGCGCGTTATCGAAGGCAAAGATGGTTACGAAGTTAAGGTAATTGAGCCAAAAAACACAAGCCTTGAAGATCGCCTTGGCGCAATGGTTGATTCAGGCCAAATGACAATTGAACAAGCTTTCCAGCTTAAGAACCGGAGCGGTGGTGGCATTCAGACTGCGCCTTCAGGATTTCGATATAAGCCAGACGGTACACTCGAACCAATCCCAGGTGGACCGGCAGAATCAAAGCAAACTGAAAGCCAGTCGAATTCACGTTTATTTGGAACTCGAGCAGATGAGGCCAATGGTCAAATAAATAAGCTTCTGGATTCTGGGCAATATGATCCTTCGAGCATTGCATCAGTCAAAAATAAAATCCCCGATGTAGTTGGCGGGAATCTTTTACGTTCCAAAGAAGCGCAAATTTACGACCAGGCAAAAACTAACTTTCTTACTGCTGTATTAAGAAAAGAATCTGGCGCGACCATTCAGCCATCCGAGTTTGAGGTTGGTGACAAACAATATTTTCCTGTAACTGGAGATAGTCCAGAAGTTATTGCCCAAAAACGTCAAAACCGAGAAACAGCAATTCGATTGATTCAATCGGCTGGTGGGATTAATAAACAATCTGGCTCAAATTCAAATGTTGAATCCAAAATCATCGGTGGAACTACCTACATAAAAAAAGACGGGAAATGGTACGCACAATGAAACTTGTAACAGATCCAGAACTATTAGCGCAGCTAGAAGGCAATTCATCTTCGAGTAACAAAGAAATCACAGATCCAGAATTACTGAGACAGCTAAACGGGGAATATGACCCTGCACAAAATGATGGGGTAGGATCTAAGGTTCTTGATTTTGTTATGCGCGGAGGAGGTATCCCTGGGAATCCTATCGACGTAGCCCAGCGTGTTTACAAAGGCGTTACTAAAGCCTTCGAGAAAGGCGGCGAAATTACCGCTGAGAGCCTTGGCGAGAAGGGCGTTGACCCTCGTATTGCAGCGGGCGTTGGAACGACGGTTTCCATGGTTCCAGATCTTGCTAGCGGGATGTTACCAGCAGGGCCGGCCGTAAAAGGTTCTGACGCTTTGGGACGTGGAGCAAAAGAGTTTTCGCGACGCGCTTTAGGTTTTTCCAAGGCACAATTAAAGACACCATTTGCGCGTGGGCAGGCCGCTAAAGCCGCAGAAATTGCTCTCCAGGAAAATATCCTTCCAAAACTAGGCAATCGCGACGATATGGCACGACGTGCGTTTGAATTAAAGCAGAGAGAAGGTAAGCGACTTGGCGATATTCGGGAATCCGTTGGACCGCAGAAGATTGACGATGTTTTCAATTCACTCGAAGATCTAAAAAACGAAATAGTTGGAGATAAGACTGGTGGAGTTTGGGACGGCATAAGAAAGCGCATCGAATCGGCCCAGGAAAGCATTATCGGATTAACAAACAAAAACGAAGCGGTCCCATTAAAAGAAGTTGAGCGAGCTAAAAAAGAGATTAGCGACACCGTTAATTTCCTGGCTGACAATGCGAGTCAGAAAACAAATAAACAAGTAGTTCGGTCTATTGAACGTGGCGTTGAAAAAACGCTGTCACGAGCTGGAGCAGATCTAAAGGCTTATCGAACATCCAAAGAAAAGTTTGGTGCAGCTAAGAAAATGATGGAGGGCATTGATAATGCGAGATCCGCAGAGGAAGGTAACAACCTTTTTGGTCCGATAGCATCGATTACAGGTATTTCTCAAGCAGCAACGGGAAATTTGCCTGGTGCTGCTGCTTCTTTGGGGCTTGTTGAACTTTTAAAACGCAGGGGTTCTAGCTCATTAGCCAATTTGCTCGCAACACTTAACCCTAGATTAGTTAATGCTACTGCAAGTGGCCATTATACATCGCCACTTATTTCTTTACTTTCGCAGAGTCTTTCGGACCGGAAGAGATAGGAGAAAATTTCCAGGGCATAATCTTTGGAAGACCAATCATGCGTAGGAATGACACAAACTTAACTTCTAGTCGTGTTAAGAAATTTTCAAGCGACGTAATTGCCGGATTGAGTATTTCAAAGGTTTTGGTTAGCGAAGCCATTCCAATAAGCGCAATCCAGAAAAGTACATATGCGGCAATGGGGATAAGAACGATTGCAAGTGCGATTTGCAAAATTAGCTCCATAAATTCTCCTCTGCGCCTTCCCTACGCAAAAACAGCAGCGGCTTGTTTAGGGTGCAGTTTTCTTATGAAAGGGTTATGGAACCGCTTTGCGAGAGCATGCAGTGTCTTGCGCGTAACATCTAACTCCAAGAATTCGATTCCAAGCAAATCCCCGGTTTTTGATACGTCAACCAAGACAGCAGGTGAGAATTCTATCGTTTTAGAGCAAATCCCATCTCTAAAACGGACATACATCAGCTTATTGATTGGATCAATGTCGATGTGTGGTTCATTTTTCATTTCTGTCATAAATTGTCACCAGTTGAAACGTGTTTGCGGTCTCTACAAAGACTACGTTAATTCTACGCTTACCTATTGTCATCCATCTACTTCGGCGCGGGAATTTTTGTCCCGGCACTTCAATATAACCAGTTTTAGCTCGAATAACTTGCTCTATTTCTTTTTTCGTTATGCATCTTTCGGCCATTCTTCGAAATACGTACGGCGAATAACAAACAGTCTTCATTTACCAGGGGCGTGTTAGGTGTGTGTAATGCAATTTGATGCCGCCTCCTTTCGGTGCGTTATCTAAGAGTATACCGGATGGAAAATAAGAAAAAAAGAAAAATTAACGATGCGAGAAATAGGAACGTTTTCAATGGATGAGATAGTTGTGAATCGAATGATCTATACGGACATAAGCACCGTAGGCGATTTCACGCTTTTGGGGAAACCGCTTTGCAACAGCATCGAGCTTAGCTGTCGCCGTGGTGATGAGAAGGGGTTGAGGGCGATCCCGCCAGGTCGCTACCGCATTATCATTAATGAGTCTCCGCGCCTGAAGAGGTTAACTCCACGATTGATTGACGTTCCAGGCCGCGAAGGGATTTTGATTCATCCCGCGAACCGAGCCGAGGAACTGGACGGATGTATTGCTCCTGGGATTTACGATCCCAGCTCGCCTGACTTTGTTTCTTCGTCTAGGAAATACTTTGAAATCATCATGAATGAATTGGCAGCCGTTAAAGGTGAGATGCACATAACCATAACGGGCGGGAGAAAATTTTAAATGGAAACATTTGAACAAGTGGTTAAGCACCTTTTAGGGAGCACTGAAGCCTTGGCGAAGATGGGCGCAATCGCCGGGTGGGTGTTCTTTACCTTGGTTCTACTTATCGAACGGTTCTGGACTCAAAGAACGCAGGCGAAAGCTTCGGAGAGTGCGTGGCAGGCCAGAATAAAGGAAGCGGAGTCGGTTTCTTTACTGGCAAACGCTATCGAAAAGCTATCGGATCAAATTAAGGAGATCCGTTACAAGATCAAGTGTGGAGGGCCTGATGTTTAATATTCAAAAGTGGGTAGACAAAAAAAAATCGATCGCGATGCGAACGGCTGGACTTGAAGAGAAGCACCAAGCGTCTGAGCGGTTGCGAACGGTAGCAATGAAGATACTGTCAAGCCCAGAAGTCGAGCGTAGGACGAAAGAGGTTCCAGTAGAGGTAGAGAGACGTATAGAAGCGTATGACTACCATCAAAAGCTCGCTTAAGGCCGCTCTAGAGAAAATTAAGAGCAAAACGTTTTACGTTTTATTGCAGTTTAAATTCGGAGGACAAAAAGATGGGATTGATAAAAACGATTATTCAGAAGATCAAAAATGTCGGTGTGGGCAAAGCAATCGACCTGCTGGACAACTTCGAGAAACCGCTCGCGCAAAAGATCGAAGCCGAAAAGCAAAAATTAAATTCCATGTCGAGTGAAGAACAGGCGAAATGGATCGTTGATGCGGTCCAAACAGCTTTAAGGATTTACGCCGCTATCCCTGCAAAATGAACGGGAAGAAGTACCCGCGAGAATGGGAGCCCGTAAACGCTTATACGCAAAGGCTCCATGTTCCGGGTGGTTGGTTAGTAAATAAGAGCACGACGGTAATAATCGGCGGTAAAGACGTTAAAGCTTCGGAAGCGATGGAGTTTGTCCCAGATCCTCATTTGGATTGGGTGTTACAGGATTGAGACTTATGGTAAATTAAGGAAGGCTGGCAGGGGATACATCCTTTACTTATTAGTCTTTAGTTCTTTTTCAAGAAGTATGAGACATCTAAGTAACACCTCTAAACAACGGTCGAGGTTCGTTACTTTCTTCATTTGAAGTTCTCCTTTCGGACTTGCTGAACACAGGTCCGGGCGGCTTCAGACCTTCAACAAGGTTGTTTCAAATGAAAAGGAACCCTGCCAGCCTTAAATCATTCCTTTAATATTAAGGGATCCATCCTAAACATCTTAAGGCATTTTATTTCAGCTTTTGAGTAAGGTTGGTTATTAAATATACCGGTTCCCTTCCAAGCTGGCTTTATGCCCAATCTCTTAAAACAGAACGCATATGACCTGACAGGTTTTTTTAAGCGTTCAATTATTTTTTTAATTTTAAAGAGATCAGGCTTTCGATAAGAGAACATTCCGTTACAGTTGCTAATTTTATTTTTTTTACACCTAAGATATCCTCCCTGCGAAATCACGACCAGGGTTAGTGGAGTGATTCCCAGTATCTTTGATGCCTCCGCATGTGAAACATTAAATTTAATTCTTTTATCTGTTAATCCAAGTCGGTGTAAAACGTTATGGCGAGGGGTGCAGATCTCTAAATTAGAAAGACGATTGTCGTGACGGATCTTATTTTTATGATTAACGTGATATTTAGGCGGGATTGGTCCAATAAAAGTTTCAACTACAAGCCGGTGCGCTGACCACGATTTTTTATTAATCCCAAATTTTAAATAGCCATAATTTTTAAATGGCTTAAGTAACCGCTTAGGTTCTGTTTTTCTTACTTTACCTGATTTGTTGATTTCGTAAAAACCGTTAAATCTCGGTATTGTTTTCCACATGGCGGTTACCTTCTGGCCCGCCACCTCTTATTTATAGGCTTTAGTTTTTCTTTGACGTCGTTCGTGAAGATAGCCTTCCCACGTTGACGTACATTACCGATAACATTTAGCACTTCGCGAAGATAATCCACGTCAAATCCCAAAATAGGGCGTTCGATAGACTTGTCAGCAATCCTAGCCTGCCAGCAGATATCCCCCCCATTGGAGTCGGTTGTATCGATCTCCTTGATAAGAGCGTTATAAGAAACCTTCAAATATCGTGCAGCGTACTTAGTTGAAATCACTTCTTTGTTGTTTACCAAATTTATTCGCATTTCATCTCCCATGTTCTAAAAAGGCAAAAAAGATCTTGACTGAAGAAAGAACTTCGAGTATCATACTAATACATTAAACAAAGCGCAAGGAGACAGGCTATGGACATCGAAAAATATCTTGAACGGCTTGAAGATGCAAAGCGGGAATTCGACAAAGCCATGTCCGATGCACGTAAAGCGACCGACGAAGCGATGCAGTTCCTTACGGACCACAACAATGGATGACATCAAAGTTTTGAAGATTAACGGAAACGGCGGCGAGTGTTTCCAATGCGGAACGCAAGCACATTACATTGCCGGTGGTTATGACGTTTGCGGTTCCGATGAATGTTTCGAATTTGCATTTGAGAAAGCAGAAGAAAACAGGGCTGAAATGAAGCGCACGAGACACGCGCTAATGGGCCAATCGATGTACGAGGCATCAATCAACAAATAATTTACGCCGTGGCTTGTCGGGGATTGATCACGTTAGGGCGATCTCAACCAAGAGCCACGGCAAAATCTAGGAGGCGTTATGGAATTAATTGCGACGTGTGTAGGGATGCTGTCTGCGGGTATGTTGTGCTGGCTGGTGGTAAAAGCATGAACATTCGCCAAGATTTTGAAGACAAAACAGTTGCCCTTATCCTTGTTATGGACCGACCAAATCAAGAAAAGCGCCTTCTGGCAACGGAGATGAAGTCCTCGCACGATGTGAAAACGGAGAGCGATAAATGATCCCTTTAACGCCGAAGTACCGAGTTGATTTGGTCGTTGAGGGCAAAGCACATCTATACGATGTAACGGCGGAGAACGTGACTGTACGTTATCCGGGTGTCACCGGATTTCTCTCCGTCATCAATAAGCCGGCTCTTGTGCCATGGGCGAAGAAAGAAGCTCTCTCGTCGGTTGAGTCGGCACTTCTGAAACGGTTGGACGGGAAAGACATCACCAAAATCATTCTCAACAAGCCGTGGATTGAAACTGTCATCAAAGAAGCCAAGAAACGTCCCGACCAAATCAAAAATCAAGCCGCCGACCTCGGCACTCAAGCTCACGCTTTTATCGATCTCATCATCCACGGCAAAGAACCTGATTCAGTCCCGGAAGCGATCGAGGGGCCTGTCCAATCCTTCCGGGACTGGTGGATGAAATCTGGCATCGAGCTGGTCGCTGGTGACACCAAAGTGGCGAGCATTGAACACGGATACGGCGGAAGTTTGGATGCGCTCGGCCGGCGGAACGGCAAACTCATCATCCTCGATTGGAAAACCTCATCCGGCATTTGGACGGAATATGCCCTTCAGGTCGCGGCTTATGCCCAAGCGTTCCGTGAAACCTTTGCCCTTCCAGTTGAGGAGGCAATCATCGTTCGCTTCGGGAAAAAACCGCCCATCGATTTTGAGGCGAAGGAACTCTTCGACATCAACCATTCGCTCCAAGCATTTCTGGCTGCGAAGAGCCTCAAGGAATCGCTCGATAAACCCCATTTCATGTTTTGAATTCACACATCTATTAAGGAGGCGACAGCATGACGACAGAGAAAAAAACAGAAGAGGCGAAAAGTCCGGGGCCGGTGTTGGTTCCGTACCGCACCAAACCAAAAACCGGACTTCCGGCGGAGGGTTTGTTTATTTTGGTCGGCCATCCGAAATCCGGCAAGTCCACTTTCGCGGGGTCATTTCCTGATTCCTATGTCTTGGAGTTGGAGACGAGTGGCGGTGATCGTGTGTCGGGACGGATCCACAACATCAATGACTTGAATGATTTCCGCGACGTGCTGAAAGCGGTGATGAAAGAGCCATCCATCAAGACGGTTGTGGTGGACACGATTGATGTGTTGAGCGATTGGCTTGAGGACGAGATCGCTCGCTCGCGTGGACTTGAAACCATCACCGAGCGCAAGCAAGGTGTCGACGGTTTTGAATTGTGGGGCGAATATCGCCGCCGCGTCGAAAGCCTGACTCACTTCCTCAAGGCATCCAAGAAACTCGTGATCCTCATCGCGCATTGCAAAGAGCCGAAGCTGGATGCGAATGGAACACCGATCACGCCGGCCGGGATCAACATGCCGGGCAAAGCCGGGGCCTTCATCGCGGCGCAAGCGGACATGATCGGATACGTGTTCAAGAAACCGCTCGGGTCCGGCACCGCTTACTACATCACGTTTCAAGGCGGGCCTTTGGGCACATGGGGCTCTCGCGTGGATGAACTGAACGACAAAACCATCATGCTCCCCAGAGAAAACCCTTATTCCGCCTTTGAAGCCGTTTTCAAACCAACGACTACCAATACAAATCCAAAAGAAGCGGCTCCGGCCGCAGGAGGAAAATCATGAGAGTCCAAATTCAAGCCGACGCCGCAGAAGAAAGCGCGGGTTTCCCGCTGGCCCCCGAAGGCGACTATATCGTCGAGGTGGTCGATAAAGATGACGGGTTGACCAACGAAACCAAACGCCAGAAAGTTGATCTCACCTTCGACATCATGACCTTCGAAGGTAAAACCGTGGGCCGTTGTTTTCACACGGTGACGTTCATCCCTGCTAAACAGCCGGGGCATGGAATCTGGTTGAGGGTTAATCACGCGCTCGGGCTGCCGTATGACGGATCTCTCGATTTCGACACCGACGAGTATCTCCACAAATATTGCCGCGCCCATGTGATTGTGGACGAATACGAAGGAAAGAAACGAAACAAGATTTCCAAATTCTTCGTGGAAGGTGAAGAGGCCGACAAAGGAAAAGTATCGACCCCGAAGGCCGCGACTGAAAGACCAGCGGTAGTCGCCGCACCCGCTCAATCGGATCTCAAATTCTAATCGCCCGATGATTCTTCGGGTTCGACAAAAGGAATTCGTCGAGAAGAGTGTCAAAGCTCTTCTTGAACGCGGAAACACGCTCGGCGTGGCGCCCACCGGATCGGGCAAGACAATCATGCTCTCCGCCGTGGTCGGTCAAGTGCTGAACGGCCACGGCGGGAAGGCGGCGATTCTCGCGCATCGAGCTGAGATCACGGCGCAGAACATGGACAAGTTTCGCAGAGTTAATCCCAACCTTAATGTCTCGGTGGTTGACGCGAAAACAAAATCATGGGACGGCGACGCTGTCTTTGCGATGGTTCAGACGCTTTCGCGCGAGAACAATCTATCGCAGATGCCGCATTTGGATCTTCTCGTGGTTGATGAAGCGCATCACGCCGAGGCTGCGACCTACCGACGCATCATAGATGCCGCCAAATCAAAGAATGGTCGTGTGAAAATTTACGGCGTCACCGCCACTCCCAATCGCGGCGATGGCAAATCGCTCCGAAACATTTTCAACAACTGCGCTGATCAGATCAGTTTGGGAGAGATGATCGCGTCCGGCCAACTGGTCCGGCCCCGCACGTTCGTGATCGACTTGGGCTGCGGCATCGGATAGCGAGGTACCGTTTTAGGGTTCAGCCTCCTAGTTGAACGTCTCCCACGCGCCGCCCGTGGCCTAGAAAGGCGGCACACTTTTAAGGAGAGTAAATTGCAAAGCACCAAACGAGAGAAGATTTCAAAATATAAGAAGTGGGCAAAGAATAACCCGTTGATGGTCAAGTGGTATTTCCAATCAAGGAACATGCAAGAGAAACAAGATCGGTCTTATCGTATCGAAAGCCTGTTTATGCGTGACAGAGTGATAACGAAAAAAGGAACTGATCCGATCAATTTTGCATGGGTTGAAGAGGCGTTTAAAACTTACTTGGAATGTGTGAAATCGTGAAGTGTCCAGGATGCGACAGGGCAGTAAAGAATAATAAGTGCATTCCATGTCGAGCTCAGTTTCTTAGTCCGCACAAGATGCTTACAAGCGAAACGAAATCAGAGTCACAGCGCAAAGCAATAGACAAGATCGAACGAAAACGGAATGTTGGAAAGGTTGAGGTCGAGTCGTTACGGAAGGATTTCACGTCTTCCAGTGGTTCTGCTCTTGACCGATATTTTTCGAGGAAAAAGAAATGAAAATAACGAACGAGCATATTGGAAGTTGGGTATCAAAACAAACTTGGGAAAACAACGCGATAGTTCGCGTTACCGCCGTTGGAGAAAGAAAAATCTTGATTGACCGAGGCGATGGTTATGAAGACGTTCTATTAAACGATGAAAACTTTATTGTTGTGAGGGGAAAAGAATGAAAACAAATGTCACTGCAAATTCACAAAAAGGTGATTCATTATTTGGATTTGTTGTTTTAGTCGTATTTTTTGTCGGTTGTACTTTTACCGGATGCGTTTCAATAAAAACCAATGAGCAATGCAAGATCAGAGCGTTTGAGGAAGGCGTAATCCATGGTGTCTATATGGCCGCCAATGAGATTGAGAAAAGCGATTTAACAAAAGAAGAGTTGGCCGCGTATTTGAACGGCTTTGCGGACGCTGAAAATTTAAGACTTCTAAAAATGGACAGCCTAAAATGAAGATATATTTTCATCGGTTTTGGATGTGGTTGGTCTATTTGTTCGTGATGCTGTGTGTGGTTCTGTTGTGGCCGTTTGTGAGACTTTTGGATTATTTTTTAACGAGGACAAAATGAAAACAACCAAGCAAACGTATCGCGTATTAGAAGACGTCATAAAAGAACGTAAGTACCAGGACAAGAAATGGGGAGAGCAAAATCATTATCCGTTTAAATACAACAATATCCTCGGCGAAGAATTCGGAGAAGCGTGCAAGGCAGCAAACGAAGCTTATGACTGGAAAAACGGATATTGGTCAAAAAGTTTAAAACACTACCGAAAAGAGTTGATCCAAGTCGCCGCTGTAGCCGTTGCAATTGTTGAGTGTTTGGATCGTGGGAAGTGGTGCAAGTGATTAGCGATAATTTAAGAGAAAACACAAACACGCTTGCTCCGCATCCAGTTTACTTTTCTGTAGATGGAAGGCCAGCGTCAACATCTTTTGAATTTAACAGCAAAAAGTATCGCGTTGATTGGGATGGCCACAGTTTAAAAATGACCGAGTACTCCAAGAAATTTATGGTTTGGCACAGCCATCCAGTAGAAGATTTTAATTTAGAAATAGAGAACGCTGGATGCGGAGGGTGCCTAATACTTCTTTCTTCGATAATTTTTACTTACGGACTTTTATTTTTTGCAATTAGGAAGGTTTGGTCGTATTGGGAATAATTTGTGACGTTCGGCTGTCACAACATTTTAGAAGTGAGCAACGCAACGGAGATGATATGAAATGTGCAAATTGTGGCTTAGATGTAAATAAGCCGGAACGCTCTCAATCGAATACTACCATCGAAGAATACGACAGATTCTTTTGTGACAATACTTGTGTTCGTCAATGGGAACAATCTCATCCAAAAGAAGCAAACTCATGAAGAAAGCAACCCGAAAAGGGGAGAATATGACCGAGCCGGAGATGACGTTGGAGAGAGCGAAAGAAATCGTTGCTAAGGAATGTGGTGGGTATCCTTGCGATGAGTTCATGATTCATAATTATGCCTGGGGCATTATCGCAGGCCACGCCGCCGGTTTGAAAGAGTGCGAGAACAAACACACTGTTTCTACCTGTTCCTGTGAAGCCTACAAGCTAGAGATACAAGAGGGGTTACGTATTCGTGTGCTGAGGTCGTTGGTGAAGGAATTGATTAAGAATAAAAATCCATGACCAGCGACTCAGGGAGGATGGCGTGAGTGAGAAGATAGACTTTGAGAAAGAGCTTGAAGAAATTATCCCATATACGGAATTTCTTGCTTGCAATGTTCAGTTGGTTGCATGGGCTAGATCAATCGCTGCCCGTGTCGAGGAGTCCACTATCCAGAGATGCGGGAAGTATTTAGAAGAAAATTCGATGTTTAAAGAGTACATCCCCCGCTTGTACTCCCCCAAGCCGGACGGAGAAATAAAACCATGAAGCACATTGTTGCAGCGTTTCTGTTTATTGTTACGTGGCAGGAGTACGCATTACAGTGTGTAACTGCGGATAAAAAGAATCCCATGTTAGTGAAGGTTTGCACAGACGAATGGACCGTCGAAACCGTGGACAAGTCGATAAAGCTGAAAACGCAGGAGGATGTGGAGCTATTTGCTGGGAAAGAAGTCTGGGTTCCTACTTCTGCGGGGAATTTATCCGTTAATCTTCCGCCACATAAAGAATGGCAAAACGGTCTTCTCATCGGCCCCAACGCCTTCAACATCAAAGTAAAAGAGATCGAGCCGGACGGAGATGTGAAACCATGACCATCGACGATCTCAAGCGATCTCAAGAAATGTTCCCCCTAGAGAAATACTACGGGACTATATGGGAAGAAGCCAGGGAGAAGGTCGCTAAAGCACTACTAGAAGAACGGGCCCGAACCCTCAGCTCGGAAGCTGTGCAGAGTTTGATCGAATACACTAGGCACGAAGAACGCTGTGCATCTTCAGGATGGGAAGCGGGAGAGCCAACGGAAGATGGTGGATACAGGACAAAGATTCGAGGCAAGTGGTACAAATCAAGACCAATAGATGAAACCCCAAAATGTGACTGCGGTCTTGATTCACTATTGGAAAAATTCCAGCAGTTCAAGGACGGCAAGATATGAAATCCGGTAAACCTGAGAAAGACGGCGGGAAGGAATCAAGGCTAATAGGTAAACGATCCGATGCGCGGCCATGCCCTTTCTGCGGATCAAAACAGATTATCGTCACGCATATGTCCGACTGGACAATG